CAAAATATAAAAATTTTTGAGTGCATAAAAGTGCATTTGATGCACATTAAAAAAGGCCTGGAAGAGCATATCCACCAGGCCTAAATTTTACTTAATTATTTAATATATCCTTGTTCAATACCATATTTAATAAAACCTTGTGCAAAGGTATTTACAACAGTTGGTTTTTTAGGTTTAAATACTGTAGCTCCTTTAATACCAAAGCCACGCTTATATCTATTTACAATATACCCAGGATTTTTTAAGGCTTTACCAAAAATTCCAGCAACTTGATTATTTTTTATATACTTATTCCAATTAGTTGCCTGCGTGTCTTTATGGATTAATATTTGCCCAGTTTTAGGCAGATATGCCCAGGATTTACAAAAGTTATTTTTAAATAAACTGACCTTTGTTAAGCCTTTATCTTTTAAGTTAAGCATGAGCACCAGCCAGTCTAGCCCTGTAGGCGTTGTCTGCTTTTGTCTCTTCTTCACTACAGTAGTTTAAAAAGTCTTTTACAACATCTTCACGAGCTCCAGACTTTTTATATATAGAAGTCCATTTGTCTTGATATTCTCCATTAACTTCTATTAGTTTTCTTTCTCTTACTTCAACAGCCATTTTATTGTTAGCTTCAAAAGTTGGTAGCTTTACAATATATTCATAGTCTTGGCCTATGTTGTCTGTATATTCCAGACTATATAAAGGCTGGTCTACATCAGTGACATAGATACCCCTTTGTCTGTTCAACATCCCTTTTATTAAGTCTTCACCTTTTTTGTAATGGTTTAATAAGCTGGCGAAGTCTTTACCTCCTACAGCTATATAGCCATCCCAGTGTCTATAGATAATAACTTTAGTTTGACCAAAGTTAAGTTTGTATATGCTTCTTGTACTCATATTGCCTTCACTTTCTACCAGTGTAATTGATTAATTTATATTTGCTACGCTGGTGTAGTAGTTATAATACAGCTACGCTAGTGTAGTCAATAGACTAAATTAATTAATTTTAGTAGATTAGAACTATTATAAAGTAGCTACGCTGGTGTAGTTTATTAGCTTACTATCTCAAACCTTAAGGCCTTGAGCTCGCCCATTGTTTTTGGGTCTTGTGACTGGGCTTCTATTATAATGTTGGTTCCATCACTGCTAGTTATTTCAGCACCACAAGCCAACATTCTTTTTAAATCATTTCCCAGGCCTTCAGCTTCCATAATGGCTTCATTAAGTGTTTTAGTCTCTTCAAAATATTCTCTTGGTTGAAGTGTTAATCTATAAGTATTCATTTTGTTTTAATCCTTTTTATTATTAATATTTATTATTCATTAAGATTAACAAATTATAACTATTCACCAATAGAACATTTATAAAACTTAAAAACAGATAAGAGCACACAAGCGAGCAATAAAAAAAAGCTGTTGTTTTGTGTAATAATTAAAGTGTTTGTGTGTGTATAGGATGTAAAGTCTACTGACAAAGTAAGCAATACCAATATTTCCAGGCCATTATAAATAAAAAAACTGTGCATTAGTGCACCCCCTGGTCTATTTTTTGTATTTTAGGCAGGCAAAGGGGGTTATTTTTTCCTGGCATATTGCGTGACCTCAACAGAAATTTATACCAAATTATTCTATATTGGCTTTATCAAATAAAAACTCAAAGAAATTCCCAAGCTTTCGTTTCATATAGTTATCATAACTAATAACTTTTGATTTCTTTTGTTTAGTATTGTCAATTACTAAAGCTAATTTAGGTTTATGTAGTTTAAAATAGGTTTGTTCTTTAGGTGTAGGTAGCTGATTAAGGCTATCACTATCCATTAATTTACATAGATATATAATATTATTAATATTCATAATTATAAAACAGTGAAAGCTAATGCTCTCTAGTAGTTTACCTGGGGGTATAGCTAGTGTTGCACCCCATATCTAATAGTGTCCATGTGTTATTACATCCATTTATTAGATTGTTTTTTATTAAAAGGTTGTGTGTCCATAAAGGTCTCTAGTTCTTCCTTCAGGAGCTCCTGTCGTCTGTTTATATGAGCAGTCTCCTGGTCTCTGACCAGTTGGTCTGTCCAATATCTACAAGCCATTGAGAGGACATCTAATCTATCATCTATTGCTAATGAACCTTTTAATCTTCCTATTCGGCTCATTTGATAAAACAATTGAAACCTTAAGGCTTTCTCTACAGAATACATTTCGTTAGAACTGTTGTAGTCTTTGTGCACTACATTAGCATCAACAATTAATCTATGCTGTTGCATCAAAGGTTCTAATGTATCTATAATTCTTTTCTCTTTAGCTTCTTGGTGTCTAATTTCTTCAATGGTGACTGGATATGTTTTGGTGACAAAAGGATGTAGTAGTTTTGTAAACATACCACCTCCATAGTTCTCCTCAACCAAGATTAAATTTACTTGTTGTTGTTTAGCTATGTTAGCAATAGTCTGAAGTGTCTTATCGGTATAACCACCGATTAAACCACCAGCATCGGTGATATAAACATTTCCATTCAGCATTTTTGCACAGCAATAACTGGTTTCGTTTTCACCTCTCCCACTAGGGTCAATAGCTAAAACTGAACCTTGGTAATCTAACCAATCACCTTGAATTTGCATCGGCCTATAATAAGCATCAGAATGCAATCCTACACAAGGAAGTTCCTCATGTTTAAGTTCTGGACTAGAAGCCCATATAACTTTCTCTGGAGCTGTCGCTGGGTTCAGTGACATAACTACCAAGTCAGATAATTTTAATGGATATTTGTCTTCATCACTAATGGATGTATCCAACATGAATTGAAGATTGAAGCCTGAAGCTCCATAACTTAATTGTCTTTTAAACAAATCTTCTTCATCAAATCTCTCTGCATCTGTAGGTTTTCCTATAATATCATCGTTCCAAGTATTTCTAATAAATGGAGCTAAAGTTTTTCCAAAGTTAGATACTTGTTTTTTTGTAGGATACCTGGCTGTCCATATTCTTTGTTTATAACCTCTTGTAGGTAAAACATTATATAAAGACATTTCAGTCTGCATAGTACCAAGAAATATTATGCGACCTTGGGGTTTAAGAATACTTTCGAACTCTTTAACTTGTTCTGAAAGTTTATCTCTCATACCCATTGTTGCAGAGTTATTAGCACTTTCTACATCGTCTGCGATTACAAGGTCGCTACGACTACCTGTTAATTGTCCTGTAATTCCCAGAGACTTCACACTTGGTGCATGACTTGCACGAGCAGGTTTTACATCGAAACTCACCTTGGATTGTCTTTGACTATCACTAGGTTTTAGGTGAGTTAAAACATCAATCTCGTTAATCAATCGTAGCGTAAATGTTGAAAAATCATCTGCTCTATTTTTAGAAGCAGATACTACTAATATATTTAATTGTGGGTTTAATAATAATTGGTGACAAACATAAGCACTTGTTATCCAACTTTTACCAACACCTCTAAACGCATTTATAATAAGTCTCTTTTCTTTAGACTGAAGATAATTAGCTATATCGTACTGTATTGCAGTAGGTCTAGGTAAAGCTAAATGTTTCCAGACTAGGTATAAGAAGTTTCTAAAATCTTTTAATTTAGTTGGTATTTGATTTTCCATGTAGAACTATTTCCTCTTCACTATTAAATGGAAGTTCATCCACTAAAGATTTAAGTGGTGAGTTGTCTGTTGGAATAGCCTCAATACCATTGTCTTTTAAAAATTGTCTTGCAACATTTAAGTCTGAAGATTTTGCTTCTGGGTCTTTTACCCTCTTCAGTAATTCTGTTGCTAACACTTCGTGTAATTCTTTTAATGTTTTAGTCATTTATTATTCTTAATATTTTTTTAGAACCCATATAAATTTCTGTTTCTGCTTTAACCATCTTACAAACAAATTTAACACTTTGTGGGTTTACTTCTTTAATAGCTATACGCTTGGATTTCATACAATGACTTAACTTTTCTTTGTAAGTCATTTCAACTAAATCTCCATTTAGAAACATAAGTAATGCAACTACAGTCTCAATCATTAATGGTCTCCATTTGAAAATTGTCTTTGTTTATCTTTTAATTTTTCTACATCTTCTTGTAGTTTTTCAATAATACCTTGTTGAAATTCAATAAGGATATTTTGCTCCTGGTCGTTTGCAGACATACCCATTTCACCTCTTGGATATTTAATAGAAAATTCAACTACATTTTCTAAATCTTTTTCAATCATTAACAATTTAGTTGAATGATTATTAAGTTTTTCTGTGACACCAAAATAAGCCCATACTCCAATTGCTACAGCTCCAATGATACTTATTAAGTTTTTCATTGGCATACTTATAGAAGTCTGCTCTGAAATCTTCATTTTTTCTTTTTCTTTTTACAATTAGGAAAATCAAAAGTTAAAACTTCTTCCACCTTCATAAACAATTTGTCTATGCTACTAAAAAATTTATAAAAAAATTTATCAATCATATTTAATTTCGTTGCAAAAATAATTCATATAGAGTTTTCTTTCGTCAATGCTTTGTTGCATTTCAGTAGAAAAAGTTTGAATAAATTTACCTCCAGCTCCTACACATTCAGACCAACTATTAAATTCT